ACCTTTACTAGGCTTTGCGTTCCTCACAGACGTTTCCATATTACTATATATTTTTCTAGCAAGATCTACATTTTTTAAATGAGATTCCTTAGTAACATGATTTAACTCAATCCCATTTTCTTCAGCATATCTAGTCATGCTGTCAATATCTACCAGACCACTAGTAGGATCAATAAATTCTGAAATTGTTACAGGATCTCCAATAAGATCTATTGCTTTGCTCATATTAATAATAGCATCAGCTCTAGGAGGCAGTTCAAAAAGTGTATCTGGATCGTTTATTATCTCATCATATTTAGCCATCATATCTAGCTCAGCTTTATCTCTTAGCATTGCATAGGTTTCCTGAGCCAGTCCCGTTTCTTCTCTGATAAGCTCAGCCCTAATAAGATCTTCAAGACCGGGAGGAGAATTTCCATTATTAATAGTATCTCTCCAAAAGTTTCTACGATCTTCTACTTCTGGTATCTTAGAAGCCTGAAGACGAAACTCATCCATCTTATCGCCCAATAAATCTTTGTTTGCGGCAGCAGAGAATCTATGCATTTCATCCCACCAAAGATTGTCTACAGGTGTACCTTTTTCCCACTCATATTTGGATTTCAGTTCTTCTATTTTACTTAAAGCTACATGTTCATCTAAAGTTACGCCTACTTCTTTTCTAATTTCATCAATTTCTTTTTTTAGTTTATCAGCATCTTCCCTCTCAGTTTCATCCTTAACACTCTGATAGGTTTTCACGGCTCTGGTAAGTTCACTACCTAAGGTTTTGAAAAGAATTTCCGCATCACCGGGTCCTCTTAACTGAGGACCTGCTTCTAACCTTCCCATTTCAAACTGAGGGATAGGCTGAGGAGTTACCTGTGAGAATTGTGCTTGTGGTTGTACAGCTTGTTGTTGTATCTGTATTCTAGCTTGATTCTCTGCCCTTCTGGTTGTATCAGTTTTTGGCATAATCTATTTCTCCTATCCTCTCCATGAGCGGCCTCCTAGTGAGTGATGAATACCAGCACCCTGAGTACCAGAATCACCAAACATAGTACCTTGAAGTCCTTGTTGATATGTTCCACCACCTGCCACGCTTGATGATCCCATTTGATGCGCTGCCCCTGCATAAGCTCCTACACCCTGTAAACCTGCACTAATCATTCCTGAAGTAAAGGCTTGGCCCGGTGTAGGACCGCTATAGACACCCGGAATATATGCATCAGGTAATTTAGAAGATAGATCCATTCTAGATACAGCAGCTCCATACTCTTCTCTATTCTTTCTTAAGGATTGAGCACGATTCCATTCAAGAGCTTTTATGCTTTCAAATGTATTATTTAAATTCATACGACTTAGTGCCTTTCCAGTTCCTGAACTAGGATCTATTCCTTTACCTTGTAATCCATTAGTTAACATAGCCTTTGAAGCTTTGTAATTTCTCATCACATCTTCGCCCTGTTTATCTTGAATCATGTTGATAATAGCTTGATTGGTTCCAAACTGTGTAGCAGCTGCTGAACTAATTCTATCGTTCATAATAGACCTATTAACATTAGCCATCATTTCATTAAAAGATTGCTTATTAAAATTAGTCTGACGAATATATTCATTATGAAGAAATTCATTTTGTTTTCTCTTAGCCTCAGCTCTAGCTCCAAAGGCTGACATAACCCCTTGTGCAACTTGCACACCTGCCATCAACATCATTGGTCCCATTATTTCCTTCTCCTATTCCACATATTTTGTTTATATGTATTTTTAAGTACGCTATGTCTTTTCTTTTTTTGTTCTCCTAGAGGCTTGCCGTTAACTACAACAGCACCACTAACTTTATTACCTAACAAATGATAACCTCTTGAATCACTAAGCCAACCATCGACAACTCTTTGTTGATTCCATTCTTCTCTTCTTTTGATTTGCTCATCAACATCAAACTGTAACCTGTCTTGAAAGTAAGACACAACCGAAGAGAGAACATCAATACGGTCATCGTGAGCCAAGGCTCCTCTACTATAACTAAGTCTAGTAATTTGTCGTTGCGTTTTCTCTTCTCTAATAGCCTTCTTGTTAAAGACTAAGCGATGATTTCCAAAAACAGGTTCTAAAGTTTTAAGGATTCTAGATTCCTTTTGACCCCCTACCTTGTATTCTTCTATTGCCACAGGTCCACATAACTGAGAAACTACAGGTCGAAGAAGCTGGATATACATAGCATCTCCAAAGTTTGCCTCAACCCTAACCAGATTAATTTTATATTGATTAATTAATCCAGCTATTTTCTGAAGAACAGATTGGTCATATCCATTTCCCTCAACACCTATCAGCTCATGGATAAAAACATATCCATTTAATGTAGATCCTATAATTATTGCAGTTTCATCCTTACCCCGACCCGCTGGGTCAATGCTCATAATGGTTTGTTCGTATGGTAAGAAGACATCAGAAACCCACATAGGATTGAATATGCCGTCTCCAGCGATTCCAAAGGTAGGGATGGACCTATTAGGGTCAGAACTCGCCCAGACAAGCTTCTCAGGCCCTACAAAGGGATCTAGGTCTATCACCAAAAGGTCCCCCAATCGAAGAGGATATTTCTGAGCATCAGCTAAGCTAGTATCCAGCTTATAATGCAAGCTAAAGAGGGTAGGACCAATCTTTGCCATGCGTTCAAGGAGCAAATCCTTGGAGAATCGCTCTGGTTGGGTAGGTTCTCCGGATTCTATACCTAATTCCCAGATATAATCATTAATATTTTCACATTCAGCTGGATTTCCTCGGTCTGGCATGATAGCAGGGAACTTAGTAACAGGATAATGCTCAGCAAGTTGAAGATATATAGAATCTTTGATCTGAGGAGTACCTAAGAAGATGATTCTTCCACCCGGATTTCGGATTTGTTCGGCTTCTAGACACTTATTAAGTAATTTTTGCCTAGCTGCGGGAGTTTCACAATTTCCTTCTATCTCTACATCATCAAAGATAATAAATTCTGAGTGAGAACCTGTTATCTGACTCGTTATTCCACGGGCAAAGCAAGATTTGTCTTGACCAGTCTTAGTACGGGACTCAACATTAAAAGCAAATGCATTATCAACGGTACTATCTCCCGGTTTTAGAGATCTACAGTATGGAACAAGGTCTAAGATCCTTCTTGTCATACTAATAAACTCTGTAGCCTTGCTACCTGTAGCTGAAATAACTAGAATGGTGGTATTTGGATCCTTAAGAAGGAACCAACTAGCCAGACAAGAAGTAATAACCGACTTTCCGAAACCCCTACCAGCCTGAAGCTGCATATCTTTAGGACCTTCTTGCAATGCATCAGCCATTGCATACTGGGCAGGAGTAGGTTCTCCCAATCCCAAGTATTTAAAGCAAGCCCATAAATGGTTACGAAAGTCGCTTAGTACTTCTTGTGTTGGATTCATATTTACCTTCCTGAACAATAAGTATTTAATCCATCATTTAATTCATATTGATTAGTTAAAGAGTGCGATAAGAATTTAGTTCCTAGATTTTGTCCTGATACTGAATGACCACAAGTTGGAGCCCCAAATCTATAGGGATGATTATTAGTATCAGATCCAGTATGAAACTCTTTAGTTCTTAAATCAGTTTGTATTCCCATACTATGTGCAATATACCCCTCAAGTTCTTCTCTTAACCATGTATCATATTGAGCAGTACTTGCTCCTCTAGTATACACAACAATTTCTAAAGTAGATATTTTAGATACTGCTCCTCCATCTAAACTACCCACCCTCAATTCGTTTGTATTAGTTAAAGAACCAGTAGAATGGTCAGCTCCAGCTGAATAATCTGCTCCATTAAAATATATAAAACATTCTCCATTATCCGCAGATGTATCTCCAGCAGCATTATCTTTTACTCTCCCACTTTCAAAAACAAAAGGTTTATTATCTACTGGAACAATATCTCCCGCAGTAGTAAATTGCTCAGCACTATCTTGATTTAAATCGAATTTACCCCTCCATTGATCTGCTTCTCTACTGCCAGAGGCATTAAACATTTGATTTAAAGGTTCATTAGCGTCATTTGTATCTTTTCCTAACAAAGTATAATAAGCACTACTACCATCACCTTTGGGATCATTGGCAACAGGAAAAGACATACCTATCATCCACCAAGTATTATTAGTTCCTATAGCCCATCCACTAGGATCAGCAGCAGTAGTTAAAGTATCATTAGATCCATCAAATGTAAACTGAGGTTTTCCTGTAGTAGTAAACGTAAGAGTGGGTTTTTTGCCAGAATCTCCTATTAATACATTATTATTTTTTGATCTATCTTGCCAATAAGTAAGTTCACCACTATGAGCAAGCTTAATGGTACGGCTATCTTTAGAGCTATACCAGCAAACAAGTTTAGTATCGGGGACATCTCCCATCGCTTCAATATTAGTTGGTTTCCATAATGGCATATTAGATCTCCTTTAATTACCTAAACGAACATCTACTGTAATCGAGGCAACGGTTGATCCATCTGTATTATCTACTTGTATTCGCATAAAAGGAAACAAGGTTACAACTGCTGCTGCTGGAAAAGCTCCACCATCAGTTGTAGCTGCAAAAGTATGTAAAGTTACATACTCTGCTGCTGTATCTGTTAATGCCCCTTGAATATTAATAGCAACTTCATCTGCATTAGTTGCAGTTTCATCAAAATCTACCCAGCATAATCCAGTACGAAATCTTTTAATATCAATTTCAACACCATCACCATTGGCATCTGATGTTCCTGAATAAGCTGCTTTATATAATTGTACCACTTCCATTACAGGATGATACACTGATCCCAAAGGTCCAATTCCTTTTCCGACTGCCATAGTCATGTTCTCCTTTTTAATCCCTTTAGCGTTTTAGCTAAAGCACATTGTCTTTTTGTTACTGTGTTCTTACCCTTTGTACTAACACAGAATTGTGAAACGGTTTTGCCAGCAGCCTTAGCCTTCTTGGTTAAAGCACCCGGACGTTTAATTGCTTTTTGAATCCATTTTTTTGCCAATTATACCTACTTTCTTCTAGTAAGTCCCGAAGGATTTGGAGTCATCTTTTGTTTAGTAAAAGGAGGAAGCGAAGGACTACTACTAGTAAAAGGAGGAAGCGAAGGACTACTACTAGTAAAAGGAGGAAGCGAAGGACTACTACTTCGCCACGGTGGGAAGGGAGGCTCTTCGGGAGTAATGCGCGTTGGAGGTCCTTCAGGAATCATTGGAGGATCTCCGTATGTCGGATCTGGAAGATCTGGGTAAGTAGGTTGATGGTAGTCTGGGGGATTCCAGAATTTTTTCTTAAAGATAGGAGGAAGCCACGGTAGGGGACTTCCGGGAAGCCAATCAAATGATCCAAAACCGGGCTTAGGACCGTACCGATCTAGATCGTAAAGTCCTTCCTTAGCGTGCTTTGCCTTTATCTTTTCCAATTGTGTTGGTGTAACCATAGGTGGAATATTTGGGCCTTCAAAATTAGGATTAGTAGGAGTTCCAATATCAAAAGGATTTGTTTTGTCGGGTCGAATAGGATCTAAAGGAACAGGACGAAAGGGTAAGGGTTTTACAGCTGGATCTATCCAAGGCTGTTGTGGGCCTCCCGGCGTAAACATAGGAGGTTCTCCTCCCGGAAGTTTTGGTATAGGATTTGTTGGATCTGTTCCCGGAGGCATTCTTTCAGGTCTTATTGGTAGAATATCAGGCACAGGATCATAAGGCCAAGGACCTTCAGGATAATCTGGATTGCTACCCCTCTGTTGAGGTACTCCAGCGGTAGCACTAAACGCAGGTTTTCTAGCTCTTCTTGTTTTATTAGCTCTAGCTCCTCGTCTCTTCTTAGCCATTCTATCTCACCTCTTTCTTTATTAAGATAGGAGAATTAGGTTTATTAATTCTTAAATCTTTTTCTATATAATGATGCCACTTTGACATACAATTATGGTTTGCGGGAACTAAAACCTTTCTATCATTACCATCAAAGTAAGATATAAAGACACCACCCCCTGTTAATCTAAACTCTACAACAGAAATTGGTCCATGTTCCATTCCTATATCCATATACATTTTAATTAAAGTTGCTAAGGTAACATTAAAATTTTCTGTAATAATATTATCTTCTTTTAAATGAAACAAAGATATTAGTGGATGATTATAACTCCACTCATTATCGCCTGTTTGAATATAGGTTCTATGAAAAGAAACCTCAGAACCCATTTCTTTAAACTCTCTTTCAGAAGATCCTGCCCACCATATAGCAGCAGCACTATGGGCTCCTAAAAAGGAACCAGCAACAGCAACAGCCTTATATTCTTTAGTTATTCTACATAGTTTGTAGCCCGATAAAGCACTTCCACCGGGAGAATCTATAATAATTCTAATAACAAGTTCTTTTTCTTTAGCTTCTTTACAAAGCTTATTAAAATATTTGGGAACAGTATAATCTATATACCCCCAAAAATGCCAGTCGTTAAACTCGTCCATGTTGTTTGTATCTACATAAATAAATGAATCATGACACTTTAGTTCTTCATTAACAGAACCATATACACAGGTTGCAAAAGCGATCTCAATAGCTAATAATATTCTTGCCCACATAAACAAGTCTCCTCTTTATTTAATTGTCTTTTTCTATAGCTCTTATTCGATCCTCATGATCGTGAACAATCTCCTTAATAGAATCAATAGCTGTAGTAATATGTCCCAGCTCTCTTTGAATTTTCCAAAGCATTCCCATGATGCCCAAACCTACGATAAGTTCTGGTAGTATCTCCATACTATGCCGTCCTTATCGCTATCCAGACACAGTTAGTTAAACCGTGTGTAATAGTAGTATTTGTGGATGATAACTCATCATACTTAATTGTTGGAGTACCATGTAATTCGGTATGGTTTCCATCAGTAGTTTTAGCAGCTAACACTTGCCATGTTTCGCTAGTTCCACCACCACTTATGTCAATAGTAGTACTACCATTGGTCTGGATTTTACCAGACGTAGGACTAGTCTCAGTTCCAACAGCAACAATAGTATTTAAAGGTGTATCAAACGTACCCGTACCGTATGCATTAAACAAAACTTGAAAAAAACCGCTGCCCGATCCTTCAGCAGTAATAGCTTCTTTAACAGTATTATATTTCCATTCAGAAGAAGAATTTGTATATCTAATCCCACCATTTATATTTGTATTATCTGAATCAGATCTTACAGCAGTTCCATCGGTAGAATCAAGATCATTCAAAGCATCTACAGTAGATTGTTTAGCAAGCTTATATCCACCAGTTGTTGTACCATCATGTACTCTTGCAGTATAGGTTGAATCAGTATCAGATCCTGTATCAACCGTAATTTCACCCGCTGCTCCCGCAAAACCAGAAGTACCATCGGTTCCATCATGCTGTTCAGTACTTCCTCTCCTAAACTGTACTTGTTTAGCTCCCATTATTATCCTCCAAACTTGAATGGGACAGATTCAGACAGCTTCTCTTGAAGTTCTTCCATTATATTACTTGGAAGACTATCTAAATCTCTCTTGTTGTCATTAATAACACCCCGAACTACCTGATATAGTCCGGGTGTACACTTAATAGGATCATCAAGATCCTCAATTAAACGATTAAACAATGATTCTTGTAATGCTTCTACTTTAGTAGTCATACCTGACTCGCTTTCTCACAATCACAGTCTTCCTTTTTCTTTTCACAATCACAAGGACGTTTCTTTTCACAGTCACACTTCTTCCATAGTCGAATTTTGTTTAACCATTCCTTTTTCTTACGACAGTCATCACATTCCTTGATAAATCCAAAGGTAACAACCCTAATTAACCAAGATACAATATCTCCTAAACCCATTTTTATCTCCTATGATTCTGCACTAGATCTTTTTCTAGGTACAAAAGTACCATTCAATTCAATATTAGTAATGTTTACTGGATCGGGAGTATTACTAGTAATAGTAATAAAACAATCGTTGGCATTTAAAAATACCTTCTGAGTAAACTCACCTTGATATTCTGTAGCAATAGACGCTTCATAAAAAGGATCTATTCCAAAAATCTTTGATCTTTTTGGTGGACTATTTAATACTGAAGATACTATAGCATTGTCTTTATATACATTAAGCCTATATTTTCCAGTATTAAAGTGCCTTGTATTCATTGTCAAAACTTTAAAGACACCTTCAATAGTATTGTTATTCTGATCTCTATAAGTTGGAGGCGATAGCATTGCTCTCATCCTAAAGTTTTCTCCAATAATAAAATCTTGTTTCAAGAAAGTAGCATTATTAGTAATAATCCCAAAATCATAGACAAAGTAAAGATTCTCTCCAATATTATCAAGAGATTCTTCAAGTGTACCACAATCTAATTGGTTGTATTGTACAATATCAGCTACATAATTACTATCATATGCCAGATCACTAGGAAGTAATGAAGTGTTTGTATCTGTACTACTATCTGTAATAGAACCATAATCAATAAACTCCTTGGCATAAGGAGGTAGTAGGAAATCATTGATACCAATTAATTCTAGTACAGTACGCTTAGGAGAACCATCTCCTTCGATATCACCAACAGTTCCAACAACTTTAACACCCATAGTAGACTCATCAATTTCATATCTAGCATATCCAGCACCATAACTATAGTTATAACATTTAAAAACCTGTCCCGGTCGATAGTCACCAACACCTTCCCATTCATTTCCTAACACAACCTCAAAAATATTGGGATTGTGATAGGGAAGTTGTATAAAGCTACGACCATCGGCTGAAGATAGAGTATCATAATTTGAGTTGTTATCTATAGGACCGGGAAAGCTCGGTACTGGAGTAGACCCACTACCTGATCCCATATAAATACTAGAATACTGAATAGTAAAAGAGTATCCAACGAAGTTTGATCCCTTTACTGTTCCATCTGGGTATTTACCAATAGTCATACCCCTCATTTTTTCTACTTCGGGAGGAATATTCAAAGAATCTCTCCATGCTACGTTCTTATCGTTTCCAGACCTTTTATGTCTCACAGAATTCGCAAACAACTGAGGACCAGAATACAATCTACCTAGATAATTAGCAGCACCAAACGATTTAAAGGGACCGTTTCTATCTTTCATTGAATCTTCTAAAACAGCTCTTAAGAAAGTATCCTTAGTTGAAGGAATTTCTCCAAGGATCACATTCTCTGTATAAGTAGTCTGTGATTGAACGGTTTGATAAGAAGAACCGGGAGACAAAGGTGCTCTTGTATTTTGTTCAGTCTTTCTATCATGAGATATTCTATACTTGTTATGTAAATCATCTATAGTCTTTGATTTTCTTCCCTTACTAGAGTCTGATTGACCATACAAAGAACTAACCATATCAAACAAAGGATTGTATACACTCGCAGCAGGATTTGCGTCAGCAGAATCTGCCTTCCCACACTCACAATCACTTGGATCAAATGAAATTTCATTATTAGAAGGAGGATCCTCGGTACAACAGGCAGAAATACTATTACAGGGAGCAGTATTAATACAACCAGCCAAAGCACATATTTCTACACAAGGTCTAATATTCTTAGCAACCATGTGATGATAACTAACTCCTAGAAACTTAATCATAGAATAATACATTGGTGTATCACCTTCACCATCACCAGTAGTATCTACCAAATACGGTTCACCAGTTGAGGGAATGGTAACTTGACAAGATCCATTGGCAAACCTAAGTAGTTTAATAGGACCAGCAAAAACCTGAGAAGGACCTTTATTTCTATTAGAAAGCGTAGTACCACAAACTGACAAAGTTGCTCCACAAGCCAACAAACCCTCTCCTTGGCTAGCCGCATCTTCACAAAAATTCTCAAACGCAGGATCTTTCCAATCTATAATTACCTTGTTTGCCGAATCTGTATCAGTACCGGGGAAAGCATTAAGAACAATCTTACGATTGCTTGCTGGTATTTCATAAGGAAAATCTATATAATTAGTAAAACAATCATCGTTTGGATAACTAACAAATGGAGGACCAAATCCAGACGGTATATGAACATCTACCCAACAAGAACCGCTTGCTAGAGAACCTATGCTTCCTACTCTTAAACCACTACAAGTCATTGATAGGCTAGTATTATCGTCATCTAACCAATGAGAAACCTTTCGATAATATTCAGATGAATCGTCTCCTGTTAAAGAATAAGGAGAACAATCGTCATTACAGAATAATCCTCCTAAATAATTAGTATGACAAATACCACCTTGAGGAAGATCTTCTCCTGAGTCTGATATACAATCATCAGTATGACAAGTAGGAACTCCTGCAATAGTTTGACTACACGCAACTGAAGATGTTCCACCAACCAGCATAGAATACACATCTAAAACAGCAAAATGGGGTCCACTATCATAGTCAAAGAAATCCGATGCAGTAGAACATTCTAAGTGGGGTCCTCCTTGTAGTGTCCAAGGAAGACAAGCTCGACCATCAGGCCAGCAATAGCTATTGAAACAACAATAAAAACCTTCAGGACAATCTTCATTATCTCCACATTGAACACCACCTATACAATGTCCATTATGGTCAAGACATCCTAAATCACAGTTACAAGGATTACAAGGGCCGTAGTCACAGCCACAATTACTAGGACAAGAACAATCACCATCTTGCATACAAGTTCCATCAGGACAAACACCCTCACACCCACACTTTGGATCGGGACACTTACCCTGTTGATCCCCACCTGAACAAGGATCTTGTTGATTGTCACACTCATAGCAATCATCTACAGAATCACAACAACAACAATCATCAGGACAACCAAGACTAGCACAAGATTCTAAATAATATGTATCGCTAGGATTCAGACAACAAGGTGAAGGACCAAGAATGTCTCCATTCTTTCCTACACAACAAGGAACTCCTGTTTCTAGAGGCAAAGAACCATCAGCACATGGACAATTATCACATCCGTTAAACTTTGCACAAGATTCTCCTTGTGCTGCCGAACCATTAGGACAACAAGGGGGTTCTCCACCACCATTAGGACAACATTCAACCGTATCAGGATCGCATTCACAACCGCATTGACCAGTACAATTACATGGTTCTGGGCAATCACAAAGACTACAATCTCCGTTTGGACACTGTACTTCACTACCTCCACAACAACAGGGACCAGATAAGCCATCATCACAACATCCCTCAGGACCAGAAGGACCATCCTCACATACACCATAAGGATCGCATTCACTACTGTCACAAGTTGTACACTCAAAGCCAGCAAGATACGTTCCTTCAGGACAACAAGCCGATCCCGGAGTATTGCCATATGGACATGTATCAAGTGGTGTAAGCTGGTTTACAAAGAACCTATGCTTCCTTCTATATTCAATTATATTATCAGGATCTGTAATATCCTCAAAAACAATCTCATTCTCAAACATAATCGTTTCATCACAGGAATTACATAACTCATTATATCTAACTTTTAATTTTTCTTCATTAATCTTATGAA